TTCAGATCTTCTTGAGTAAATAGTCTGTTTAGAAAGGACTTCATTGAGTCCTCAGTAAACATACTATCAACAAGAGAATCAGGATCGCCGTTATAAGGGTTAGTCAGTGTACTGGTATCAGGGCGAGACTTAACTTTGAATTGTCTGTAGATTACAATAAGTGAGAACAACTTTGTGTAAGCTCATTTTCTGTCCGTGTCTTCAAGTACTCTGACGCTTAATAATAGTTTTGTTAGGCTATCAGCTATACTCTTGCACAGATCAGCAAATGAACCTAGACTTAGTTCTTCAAATTTAATGTTATTCTGACCAGACAGTAAGAGCGTTTCTAATCCTTTAAAGAATTTTACTATATGTAAGGGGTCTGGGTGGATTAATTTAGGTTTCTTTTCAGTAAAGCCATCATACCTGACCAGCTCCGTGTCAACCGGCTCTGTTATTGGATTCCCTTCACTGTCTCTCTTTCTGAGAGTTTTCAGTTTCGGGGAACTCTGAATATATCGACTTCTAAGCATGTACTCTGTAAGTACTTCAATATTAGTTCGAAATTCAACAAAGTGTTCAGGCGACGTGTGGATAACTATATTCATCAATGATGAGTACAGCTCTCACCGAGTTAACTCATCTATACTTTTGCTTATAGCAAATTTAGAGAACAGGTCACACTCGTTTTTAATATTATTGTTTAAATTCATAAATAATATATTAAAGTTTTGATTATAATGTATAAACAAATATCGCTACAGAAGTAGGTCTTCAACAGGCATAGGACAACCGGAGCTACAGACAGGGAGTGGTCACTTAGGTGCACCAGCGAACGCACAAAGCAATAAGAAAGAAAGAGCTGACTAGACCCGGTTCTGCGTTTTTCGGGCTTACCACCGTATTGCTTGGGAGGGAGGCAATGCCGCATTGGGGAGTCAGGATATCGTATTCTAGCTGAACTGTAGCGTGCTTACTGCCTTTGAGAAAGCAGACTTCAAACGACCCGTAGGACGGTCGGTCGCGCAAATCTTTTGTGAAAGACTGTATGGACCGGGTGACCGAATAACAAAGAGTCTCAGCAAGGAGTGGCAAGGCGTCGATGAATGCGAATTCATCCTGATGAGCCCAAAAGGGCGAAACGTCTTTTTTTTTTGTGCAGCGGGTGAGAGTCCCGCAGGAGGAGGGTTGCGCTCGTGAAGTCGGGCGAGGTAATACTATGAGCGAATAATCGTAGTAAAACTCCGTTTGGTAACGTTCACAAGGCTTGTGCCTGCATAAAAAAGAAAGACACCAGAGAAGTTAGGGGAGGTGAGAGGTCGGCGAGATTTTCGAAGGGAGTTACGTAATAAGGGATATCTGACTTATGCAGCATAGTCAAAGTCCCAAATTATTTGGCGTGCTGTCCTATTCCCTGTTAGTTTCCTATAGATGTCAAAAATAATTATTTCTAAGGAGCTAAAGGAGATATGTGTCTTTTATCTACTCGTAGCATCATTAGAGAACCACAATTACTTTTGATCTTCCTTTCTCTGTTCGTCCGTGCGGAGGTGGGGCCCGACAGATCCAGTCCTAGTCAAATCTTTTTTTTCTAATTACTTATTAGTTGGAGTCTTTCTTATTCTGCCTTTTAATCTCTCTATCAATTACTTTGTTCAGCATATTCTGTTCTCTTTTGGAGATAAGAGGGCTGCCAAAGTAACTGACGTCGTATTGTATAAGCTGAACATTGTTTAATCTGTCATGTCACTTAGTAGCTATCTTTGAGATTTCGTCATCGACGAACGCTAAAAGTGCTAATTTGTGTGACATACTTATTACATCCTGCAGCTCCCTGGTAGTGCGTACTACGACTTGAGAGGCCAAGGTAGATATAGGCGAGAGGTCTTCCAAAATGAGCCTGTCCTTTTTTGCAACATCAAGCTGTCTACAGATATCTATAATTCTGTCGAATTTAATATTGACGAATCATCGAGGGAGTTTAAATACGACTGACAGCGAGTCACAGTTTAGATACTTCAGTTTTGATTTTCTATTACAGATTATCAGATAACCGAGTTTCTTTAAAGATAGGAACTTTTTGAAAGTTACCAGAAAACGGAAGAATGCAGTTTTATGATCAGCCCAGTCAGAGTTAAATAGCAGTGAATCGAGTGACGTTTTGTCATCGAGTCAAGCAAATAGAATTCCGTACTGAGCTGGTACTACTTTACACCCGTCTATAATGTAGTTACGAGCAAACTCGATTGTCGGTCTATCACCTTCAGAGACTAGTGTCTTTGAAAGGTTTACTTCGACACCGATTGAAGTCATGACAGAAATATATCTATCAAAACTCTCCCTTTTGCCTCGAATTACGAGATCGTCTCCTACCAGTATATAATCGTCAGAATGCACCTTACATAATTCTGAGACTATATAATGATGGAGTAGTGCCATTATGCTCCAAGAGGTAAACAGCCCCATACCTTGACCTACAGCATAACGGACTGGCAAGCCATTATTTAGTGGAGCGTCTCCTACCTCGTACTCTCTATCCATAATGTCGAACCAGTTTTTACTTATCTCCTCTCCGTCCATACCTCTCACATCGAACAGTACTTTAATTAGTCTCTGTTGTAGACGTTTAGGTATGCGGTCTGTCGCCGCAGATAGATCGACAGAGTAAAAATTTGCTTTTTCAGCGAATATTTTACCTAAACCAGCTTTGTGATCAAATGTCTGGTCCTGTGGAAGCTTTGACAGGAGATAGTAGAAGTAGTAATGAAGGCCAGAAAGGGCGGTTTGAGACAGTCAATCTGCGTTCGCAATTATCCTGGCTTTACCGCCCGGCGCTGTAAAGTGGAAAAGACGGCTATGAATTGTCTTACCTAAATCTGAGAGGTTCAGAAATAAGGTTTCGACAAAGTATATAAACTCACGACCACCATTAAAGTGTCTGGCGAGACTGAGAATAGCCTCTTTTAGCCTCTTGTCACTCTTTACTGCTCAGGCATCTTCAAAAATCTTTGTTGACGCTGAGAGCGAATTAGGTGACGAAGCATTACCAGAGTAAAATTTTATGGTTACCTCTTTTTTCAGATCTTCTTGAGTAAATAGTCTGTTTAGAAAGGACTTCATTGAGTCCTCAGTAAACATACTATCAACAAGAGAATCAGGATCGCCGTTATAAGGGTTAGTCAGTGTACTGGTATCAGGG